GAAAAACAATCAAAATTTAAGCAAGTGCAATCACAGTTCAATGAATTGAAAGCGCAATTCAGCAGTGATATGGAGGACTATTTTGAGTGTGAAAACATTGATAAGTCACTTACATTTTCGTATGATGACTTAATCGAAAGTAACTTAGTGGTCAATCGTATTCAAAAGTCAAGTGTTGAGTTCGACCCTGATAAGCTTGCAAAAGCTTTAGGAAAACAACTTGCTAAGCAAGTAATAATTAAGAAGTACGAAATCACTGATATAGATGCATTGATTGCTTACCTTAAAGAATGTGATGTAAATCCTAAAATCTTTAAGTCATTTCTGAATGTGTCACAAGCAGTTGATACTCAAGAACTTGATAGACTGGAAGAGATTGGGAAGATAACCATAGAACAAGTACAAGGTTGTTACACTGTAAAACGTCAGAGACCCTACTTCACTGTTGGTGTGAAACGAGGGCATGAAGATGGAGAACAAAAACGGTGAATCATTAGCAAAAGTTTTGTGGTATTATAATTTAATACCAGATACCGCATCATTAAGTCAGAAAATCGTTTGCCCATTTCATGATGATGTAAATCCAAGCATGATTGTGAATCTTGAAGATGGTTCATGGTTTTGTTTTGGATGTGGATTGACTGGTGATGCAAAGAAGTTTGTGAAGCTTATGGAATCCAAATATAATAATGGATTGAATGATTTACAAGCTTATCAAAAATATCTTCGTATTTTAAAATCAGATAAGTGTAGTAAGATACATATAGGTATTCGTCAGAAGTCACAGAAGCCACTTCAAAGGGATTTATATAATGAGGCCTATGATTACTACCACGGATTAAAAAAAGTTAACTGGAGGGATTCTGATGAACCTGAAGTGGTGGCTGCCAAAGAGTACATGACTAAAAGAGGATTTAAACCGAGCACTTTACATAAATGTAAAGCTAAGGTTACATACAACAAGAGTTATGGAATAATATTCCCAATGCTTGATAATGGAAAGTTCAAAGGCTGGGTGTGTCGTACGATGATTAAGTCAATCGAAGAACGACGTAAATATTTGTATAATGAAGGATTTAGTCGAGCAACAACTCTTGTAGGAAATTATGGAACGAAAGACTACGTATTTGTGGTTGAGGGCTATATGGACAGATTAAAGTTTGTACAATTTGGTGAAGATAATGTAGTTGCTATTTTAGGTTGGAAAATGTCACCTCAGCAAATTCAAAAGCTGAAAGATAAAGGAATCATAAAAGTGATAAGTGCGTTAGACAATGATGAGTATGGTCGTAAAGGTACTAAATTCCTTGAGCAACATTTTGAGGTAACAAGATTTAAATATCTCAAAAAAGTAAAAGACCCGGGCGATATGACACAAGAGTTGTTTAACAAAATGTTTAAGAAAACTATGGAAATTTACAAAACAAAAACAAGGAGGAAACCGTAATGGGTTTAGTCGATAAAATTAAGCAAGACGTAAAGAAGTCTGGTCAGAATAAAGGTAAGTTCATCTATTTTAGAGAAGGTCAGAAAATTAGAATTCGTTTCTTGGCTGATATGGATGACGGAATGGAAGTCACATTTCATGATAGTTTTGAAGCCGGAATTAATGTTCCTTGTCAGGAGCATTTTGGAAAGAACTGCCCTTACTGCGATGATGACAGTCTTCGTACTCGTTCTCAGTATATTTGGTCTGTATGGAATTATGAGACCAAAGAAGTTCAGTTGTTTATGTTCCCTGTAAATAACTGCAGTCCAATTCCTGCATTGATGGCAATGTATGAAAATTATGGTACAATCACTGACCGTGACTATGTGATTAGTGTCTCCGGTAAGAAACAGAATAAGACGTTTTCTGTTGTTCCCATGGACAAAGTTAAATTCAGAAATGAGAAAGCAAAAGCTTATTCTGAAAAGTCTATCCTTAAGATGCTTGATAAAGCATTCCCTTGTGATGTAGCTGAGGATGATGAAGATGAGGATGAAGCACCTAAGAAACGTGCTCAGAAGTCTATTGGTAAGAAAAATACTCGTAAATCTGAGCCGGAAGATGATGAAGATGAGGATGATTATGATGATGAAGATTGGGGCGAAGAGGATGACGACGATGTAGTTGATTACTCTGAAATGACTGCCAAAGAGTTGTACAACCTCTGCAAAGAACGTGAAATCAAAGTAGCTCCAAAGAAACCTGCTAAATACTATATCAATCAGCTTGAGGAATGGGATACAGCTCAAGAAGATTGGGGCGAAGATGAGGATGACTGGGAAGATGACTAATGCAGTAAAAAAGATGATTAATGCAATAACTTCACAGCAGACTAATGCAATAACTTTACAACAATTGTTCAATACTCAACTCATGACTCAAGATAAGCTCATTCATAAAGGTGTTTATGACAGATACAAAGATGAGCATACGGTTACTGTTCCAGCAGATGATGTTGGTTTAGCATCATATCATATTCAGCAGCTTATGTCAGAGATTGGTGAGGTATTGGACGCTGACAAAAGGTGGAAATCACATCGCAATAACAAGTACGATAAAAATGCAAAGCTTGAGGAATTAGCTGATTGTTTTGTGGTACTTATGAATATTGCAATGTTTTCCGGATTTGATGGCAATGACCTGGCTAACGCGATTCAGCAAAAGCTTGGTGTTGTATCTGACCGTATTGAAACTTTATAATGAAAGTATTCACGTAGTGGGAGGGGTTAAGCTCCCTCCCTACATTTTAGAAAAGGAGAAATCGTTATGAATGATATCAACGATATTAAAGATACTGAATTAGAACAAATGAAAGACCTTAATAATTGGAAAGAGATTACGAAAGGCTTATATCGTTATGTAGTCAGTGCAAATGCTTGTTATGAAATTCATATCAACGCACACGTTTTTACTACACCTATTGAAACAGCAAATGCGAGTTTATTTATAGCCGGTGATTGGCATGATAAAAACAAAGTCAGTTTCTTTGCAAGAGAGTGCTTATTAGAAAAACAAAGTGTTGAAAATTGTATTGAAAAAGCGATACAAGATTACAAGGAAAATATGCAAGGAGTTGAAAAAGAATGAACGATATTAAAAATATGAAAGTGTATTTTGCAAGCCCTTGGTTTAATCCTGACCAAGCGGAACGTGAGGAACGTGTCAAAGGACGTTTGAGAGAGCTTGGATTCAATGTGTGGAGTCCAAAAGATAATTGTGTATGTTCTCCTATCTCTGATGAAGAAACACGCCAGAAAGTTTTCAGAGATAATACATACAATATTGAAACTTGCGATATTCTTTTTGCAATTACTGATGGTAAAGATATGGGCACAATCTGGGAAGCAGGTTTTGCAAATGGTATTAATTATATGCTGGAGTCAACTGATAAGCATATTATTATTGTATATTATTGTGAAACACTTGGTCCTAATGGTCAATTTAATTTGATGTTAGCTCAATCTGGAGATATTGTAGTTACAAAGTTTGAAGACCTTGACAAGCTTCCTGAATTAATTAAAAAGAATGAGGGGCTTGCTTATGCTGGAATTGTTGAGTAAAGAATCTATAATGAGCGAATACCCGCTTAAGAAAATTATCAGGTACAATCACCGTAGCAGACTTCAAGATGAGAGTGTTGCAGAGCATACATGCTTTGTTTCTCTATTTTGTCTTAAGATTATGACTCAGCTTAATCTTACGCATGAGCAAGAACGACAAGTTCTAATTCTTGCAGCATTGCACGATACATGTGAAAGTCGTACGTCCGATATTCCTCATGATGTCAAAGCAAATTATCCTGAGATGCAGCAGATACTTGGTAAAATTGAGCAAGACTATTATGAAGAACATTGGAGCAACTATCTTGGAGATGTGTACAAACCTGAACCGATAGTGTATAATATTCTTAAGTTGGCAGATGCCTACAGCGTATATCAATGGTGTTTGAATGAAAAAGCTCTTGGTAATTCTTCAGATTGTATTGGTGAGATTTACTTTGAGTCTAAAGAACGTCTTGATAAATATACAAATGAAATTAATAAACTAATTGAGAAGGAGGCCAAATAAATGAATGGCATTCAGAATGGTTACAAAGGAATTAGTGTAGAAATTATTAACTACACAAAGCACCCTGCAAAAGTGATGTGGGATATGCTTAAACAGACATGGATTCAGCTTCAGAATATTGAGTACAATCCGGAGCTTCCTATTGTGAAGGAGTTTATTGCAGGTTCGGTTGGTAAGAGATTGAATCCTACTCCTCAGGAAACTGTACTTATTCAATGCGTTTTCAAGAACATTTCGAGAGTAAATCTTGCGCAGCTTACTCGTCATCGTGGTTGGTTGTTTCAAGTTGAATCTCAGATGCCTCAGCATGTCGAGCATAATGTTATTCTTCCTTTGAATATTGTTCAATCTGAGTTTTATGAGAGAGCTGTAAAGCTTATTGAGGAATCTCAAAAACTGTATGATGATATGACCAAAGGAAACGATGATGGAAAAGACAATACAGTTATTCCATATCAAGATGCACGTTATTTATTAATGCATGGGCAGACATGCGATGCTTCTTGCTCTTTCACACTTCCTCAGCTTGTGAATGTATGTGGTCAGAGGTTGGAAAATAATACAGCTGATGAAATTAACTATGCATTCAGACTTTTGCTTAAAGAACTTAAAAAAGCAATTGCTCTTGATAATGAAATGGACGAGCTTGATAAGTTGGTTTATGCTAAAAATCTTGAGAGATGTGATTGTTTTGGTGCAGCGGCTAAGAAGTGCTTTACATGTGATGATGTATTTGGCAACTCTTTTAAGAGATTTGAAGATGCCAATGAGCATGTAACTCATGCAACTGAAAATTGTAAGTTTGATTTTACGAAATCTGCTTGGTATCAAGAATTAAAGCGCATATATTTTGAAGAGCCTGAGCTTTTACTTCCTGGCGAATCTGAAATGATAGAAAGTTGGATATTGTAATATATGTGGGTGATTTTCGAAGGGCTTGATAAGGCCGGTAAAACAACTTTGGAATGGGAGTTTCTGAAAGCAACAAACTTTAAGCATGTTGTGATTGATAGAGGTCCTATTGGTTATATGACTTTTGATAAAATTTTTGGTCGTGAAACAAAGCATGGCAATCAGGAACTTATTCATCAAGCACGAAAAATCATGAAGTTTGATGATTTTGTGGTTGTATATTGTAAAGTGGAAAAAGAAACTGCTAAAGAACGTCTTATATTTCATAATGAGACTTGTCCTTATGATTATGATAAAGCTCAGAAACTTTATTGTGATAATATTCATAGGTATTATAAAGCTGAAAAAACACTTGAGCTTGATACTACAAACAAAAGCATTGATGAGTGTGTTGAGCTGATTGTTGAAAAGCTTAAGGAGGTACAGCAAGGTGAATTGTAAGAATGCAAATAGAGAAATGGGATTTGACAAATTCTCTGAATGTGATTACAACTTACACTGGAGCTTCTCAAACTTTAATAGAATTCTTATGGTGGCTGGGCAAATTGCTCAGCTGCCTGCAGACTCTAGAGTATTAGAGCTTGGTGCTGGCTCAAGTGATTTAGAGAATATGGTTAAGAAAAATTTTAAGCGTGATGATATTAAGTTCATGAGAGTTGATGGTGATAAACGATACGAATCTGATAAGACGATTACCGTTTTCGATATCACATCAAAAGAGTTCAACATAAGAATGCATGCGAAGATTGTTTATGATTGTGTGGTATTCATGGAAGTGATTGAGCACATTGACAAAGATTTTGCAGCTACTATGTTTGAGCGAATTGCAAGTTGGTTGGTGCCAGAAGGACTGCTACTATTTACGACTCCTACTCCTCCATACGAGGGAATGTATGAAGATAGAGTATGGCCAACTGACCATAAAAAAGAGTTTACAAATTCTGAGATTTATGGTATAATAAATAAGGAGTTCAAAATCAATAAAGAGATTGGTTGGAGTCTTGAAGAACGAGAATATAATAAGCTTTTAGAGACTAATGCTAATTTGAGTATGATTGCTTCAAAGCTCAGAGGCGCATTCCCTGAAAGTTATATAAGAGCAATAATTGCTTGCTTGTCTCCTACTCAAGCCAATCGTCAAATATTGATGATATGTAAGAAAAGGAGAATTGCAAATGGTAGATTTACACAGACACGATGAGTGTAGTACGTTTGATGGTTTTGGTAAACCGGAAGAGCTTGCTGCTTTAGCAAAACAGCTTGGATATACGTCTCTTGGTACGTCTAATCATGGTAACACAAATGGATTGGTAAGACATTTCTATGCATGTAAAGAGGAAGGTATTAAGCCTATCATGGGATGCGAAGGATATTTCTTACCAAAGTATAAGCCTCAAACAAGAGGCTACCACTTATGTTTGTTTGCCAAGACAAAGCAAGGATATACGAATCTAAATACACTTCAGTATGAAGGTGAGAAAATCAAGTACTACAATCCAATTTGGACATTTGAACTACTTGAGGAATATCATGAAGGATTGATTTGTACGAGTGCTTGTGTTGCAGGTTACTTAGCTCAGTGTATTAAATCAGATAAGATTGACCAAGCTGAAAAGTATCTTAGAAAGATGGTTGATATTTTTGGCGATGATTTTTATATTGAAATTCAGCCGTATTCAATTACTGAGCCAGGGCTTCAAGAAAAGGTAAATGTTGAGTCAATTAAATTAGCTAAGAAGTTAGGTATTAAGCTTATACTTACCTCTGATTCTCATAGAGGCGCAAAAGAAGATTTTGATACTTATATGAAAATGCATGAAGTTGCTAAGCATAATTTCGATGATATTGAAGCAACGTATAAAGAACGTTATATGCCAACTGAAAAGGAAATTATGCAGCGATTTTATAAAATGCATAAAGGTGATTTTGGTAATGTTAAAGTAAAAGCTCTGGCAAAAGAAATGGTTAGAAACCTGCAGGAAATTGAAGACAAAGTTGATGGTGATATTCTTGATGAGCTTGAACTTAAGCTTCCTCAGTTTGACCCTGAGAGAGATTCGCTTGATTTATTGAAAGAGAAAATAAAGGATGGGCTTAAAAAACGAGGCAAGTGGAATAAGAAGTATGCAGCAAGAATTAAGGAAGAGCTTAAAGTCATTAAGTATCATGGCTTTGAAGATTACTTTTTGATGGTTGCTGAGTATGCAACATGGGCAAAAGAGCATGGGATTCAAGTTGGTCCTGGTCGTGGTTCTGGTTGTAATTGTTTGGTTAACTATGCATTGCATATTACTGATGTTGACCCGATTTTATTTGACCTTGATTTTAGTCGATTCTTAAGAATTGATAAGAAGAAAATGCCTGATATTGACCTTGATTTTGAAACGTCACGTCGAGCAGAAGTAATTCAGCACTTGCTGGATAGATATCCAAATAATGCAGCTCAAATCTGTTCTTATGGTTTATATCGTGTTGATAACCTTATAAATGACCTTGCAAAAGTTTGTGGTCTTGAGGGAAACAAAGACGAAATAAAGCAGATTAAAAACTTTGTAAACAGCAATATAAATGAAGGTTTACTTGACCTTGACAAAGTATCTAAATCAGCTGAAGCAAAAATGTGGAATGCTCAATATGATAATATCATTAAGCATTTCTGCAAGCTGTATAATAAAATCAGATATATCGGAACTCATGCTGCTGGTGTTGCAATTACTGGTGGAAATATTCTGGACTATACAGCTGTTCGTATTGATTCAAAAACAGGTAAGCATTTCACAAATTATGATTTGAACGATATGGAAAAAATCAAAGTAATTAAGTTTGATATTCTTGGTCTTACCACAATGTCAAGTATTGGTGAACTTAGACAACTTACAGGTCATGATGAATTTGATGAAGATTGGGTAAATGATGAGCAAGTCATGAAAGCTTTTGGTGAAGGCAATTGTGATGGTGTATTCCAGTTTGAAAAGAAATCAGTTCAAGAAATGCTGAGAGTAATGCAATGTGATTGTTTTGAAGATGTGATTGCTGCATCGGCTATGAACAGGCCTGGTCCACTGAGCTTAAAGATGCCGGAAGTATATGCAGCCAATAAGGTTGACCAAGCTCATATTGATACGAGTTTGCCATACTCAAAATATCTTGAGAAAACTTATGGTTGTGTAGTATATCAAGAACAAGTACAAGCTATTGCAGTTAACATTGGTGGATTGGAATGGCCTGAAGCTGATAAGATTTTGAAGATGCAACGTGGTGGTACTGAAAAGGCAATCAGAAACTTTGAAGAAAATTATGACAACTTTGTAAAGAAGTTTGAAGCTGGTGCAAAGAAACATGGTATGACTAAAGAACAGGCATTTGAAATTTTTGATAAATTCTTTAACTATGCATTTAATAAAGGGCATGCTACAGGATATAGTTTAATCTCGGTCGAGGAAATGTACTACAAAATCTATTATCCTACAGAGTTTTGGTATGTAAAGATGAAGTACAGTGGTGATGAAGCTAAGATGGCTAAATTCAAAGAAAATGCTGTTCGTGATAATGCAATATTGTTTTTGCCGCATGTTAATTATTCAGCTAATTATACACTTCGAAAAGTCGAGGGTGAAATGGTAATTCAAGAAGGATTAAGTTCAATTAAAGGAATTGGTGAAAAAGCAGCCACAGCAATTGAAGAGGAACGAAAAGCTCATGGTGTATTTATAAGCTTTGATGATTTTTATGATAGGTGCAAATCAAGAACTGTTACGTCGAGAGTTATTCAGATTTTGAAAGAGCAAGGTGCATTGGAGTTCAATAAACGAACTTATATTAATCGTGTGACCAAATACAATAGCACACTGTATGCAAAATCAAATCAATAAAGTTAAAATTAAAGTTAAAATTTAGGGTGTACAACCCTTGGTTATTGTGGTATAATATAATTAAAGGTTGTACATGCCTATTAAATTAAAATGGAGGAAACGAATATATTAAACAAATTTAAAGAAAACAAGAAGATTATGAAAATCAAGATGGACCAAGCAGCTAAGATGGCAGATGAAGCTGTTAATGAGTTTGTTGACTCGATTCATACTCTTGCTAAAGATGCTTCAGAGGAAGAGCTTAAGAACTTCCTTCAAGCTGAAGATGATATGATTGAGCTTGAAGATAAGTTGGCAATGGTTGCAGCATTTGCTGATACTCATGATGATATTAGTGGTGTTAAAATCATTGAACTTGATAAAGAGTAATTTTGTAGATGAGAATGAAAATGGAGGGCAGTCACAGGTTGGCCGCCTATCCAAGTAATTCAAGGAGGTAGCCAATATGGCAAAAACAAATAAGGAAGCTATTATAAAACTTTGTAATGATATCAATAAAAAGGAAGGCGAAGGTGCTGTATATTCAATTGGCTCAAAACACGCTAACCTTAAAATCAATCGTTGGTCAACTGGCATTGAGGACCTTGATGCAATCATTGGTGGTGGAATGCCTGAAGGACGAGTGGTTGAAATTTTTGGTCCTGAAGGTTCAGGCAAAACAACTTTGTTATATCATTTATGTGGACTTCATCCTATGTGTTTGGATATTCCTATTGAGGGAACATTTGATGCAGAACGTGCAAAGGTCTTTGGAAATAGACCAAAGCAAATGTTGATTTATCGTGCTAAGTATGGTGAAGATGCATTTAACAAAACAATTCAATTTGCAAAAGCAGGAATCCCTCTTATTGGTATTGATAGTGTGCCAAGTATGGTACCAAAGGAAGATGCTGAAAAGGTTCTTAAGTCTGCTGAAAAGGATTCAATTGAAGAACAGCGAATTGGTGGCACAGCGAGACTAATGAATAAGTATTTGCCTACAATTGAGGAAATCATTGAGGTGACAGGAACAACGCTAATCTTTATTAATCAAGTAAGAGATAAGATGAATGCAATGCTATTTGGTGAAAAGACAGATACACCTGGAGGACGTAAGCTTAAGCACGCATGCTCTTTGCGTATTCAGGTTGCAAGAAAAGCCTGGATTGAGATTCCGAATAAAAATCCATGTAATTCAGCTACAACAGAGAAAATTGGGCTGATTATGAAATGTAAAGTGGTTAAATCAAAAGTAAGTAATCCAATGGGTGAATGTGAAATACCACTATTTTTTGATAGAGGATTTGTAAGCTTTGATGATGTTCAATCTATCAGAAAAGAAATCATGGTAAAAAGAGCTCAGCAATTTGGTAAGCGTATTCCAAAAGAGTTTATTTAATTTATTTAAAGTGTAAAATATTGAAAGGCGGCAGGCAAATGAAAACTAATGCAAAAATAACTATTTCTCGTAATATTAATAATACAAATCAAATTATTATATCTGTTACAGATAATAATTTTAAAAAAGATATTGATATTATAATTGCGCCTGAGCAGCTTGCACTTGCACTAACAGGATTAGGCTATCAAGACTGCAATATTGAAAAATGGGAAGAATCAATGATAACAAAGAGCAAAAGAAAGTGAAGAGGAAAACTATGAGAAGAATAACAAAAGATGAATATTATCTTGGTATTGCTCTTGCAGTTTCGAAAAGAAGTACATGCCTCAAACGTCATTATGGTTGTGTTATTGTTAAAGATGATATTATTATTGCTACCGGTTACAATGGCAGTCCGAGAGGCGAAGAAAATTGTTGTGATAGAGGCACATGCAAAAGAGCAAATGCTGAAAGATATTCATGCTACGAAAATTGTGATAGTGTTCATGCAGAGCAAAATGCTTTGATTGCTACAGGTCGTGAGAGATTGATTGGTGCGACGGTATATTTGGCTTGTGAAGAATATGGTCTAAATGAAGAAAAATCTGCAATGTGGGAAGAGAAAGTTGTTGACTTTCATGAAGATAAGAATCCTGTTCCTTGCAATATATGTGCAAGAATGCTTAAAAATGCAGGAATTATACGAGTTGTAAATAGGAGTGGTGATGTATGTTTGTAATTGATGTGCCTTATTTCAATCTTGACCAAATTTATAATTCGGGACAAGTTCCAAGATGGATAAAGCTAAAAGAAGGAAAATATGTGATTCCATTTAGAGATAAAGCACTTAAGATTGAGCAACAGCGAGATAGGTTTAACTTTAATAAATACAGACTTATAATGAGTTGTTCAGCAGATGATTTTTATAATGTTTGGTTTGAGTATTTTGATTTAAAAACAGATTGCTTAGATGTGAATATGAGAGTTAAGCATCTTGGTGGAAAGTTTAAAATCCCAGCGAATCGTGGAAGTGGAATTCATATAATGCATCAAGATGAGTTTGAAGCTTATGTACTTGCAAAGCTTATTGTATATGTTGGTTACAGAAAAGCAGGAGAGCTAATGAACAGAATTGCTCAAACATACGGCATAGAACATAATCAGAGTATGAGAGAAGCCGGAAGAATAACTTGGTATGAGTGGCCAACTCCAGAGATACTACTTGAAAAGCTGAATAAAGAAAAGCTTAAACCGGATAACAAAGTAAAAAGGTTTTTAAAGAGATTGTGTGAAGCAATAATCAATGAGAATTATGCATATACACATTCAGATAATGAGCTTTTTAGATTATTTGGCAAGCATGATATGTCACAGTTTCCAATGATAAGAATTGAAGATACAATAACGAAAAACTTTAAAGAGAATCCTAAAGAATTTGCTGATTGGTATCTCAGTGATATAGAAGAAAAAGGTATTGTTTATATGTATATCGTTCATCATATTTTAAACAGACCAAAGGAGGCGAGATGATGGATAAACAGAATAAAACTAAAGTAACAGAGGCTTATATTATTGTAAGTGGTACAAAAGAAAAGCCTTATTTTGAGATAAGGTATCATGAAGTAGGTAAGGAGTACAGTGATATAGGTTTCGGTTCATACGACTTAGATAACGTCAGAAAGTGGAAAGACGAATACCTTGAAATTGTAGGAGAGGAATAACAATGGGTCTTATTAACAACATTAAAAAAGAAGCTCAAGGCAATAGAACGAAAATTCAAAGTACCGATGCTGCTGCACTTGAGAAAATTTTAAATGCAACATTCTATCTTGATAAGAATATCGAAGAGGAAACAAAATTTGTAAAGCAAGTTATGACAAGAGGTCTTGAATCTCAAGAGCGTGTTGGTCTTCATGCATCAGCAATGTTGGTTGGTGAAAAGGACTTCTGTTTAAGAGCTCAGGTTCTTAGTTTAATTTATAAGCAGCTTCAAGGTCAGCAGACACCTGTTGGTCTTATGCGTATTTTTGAGCAAGGCAATGCAATTCATGAAAAATGGCAAAGACTTCTAATTAGAGCTGGTTATGGCAAAGCAAAAAATATGGACTACACAAGATTTTGTGATGAGTATATGCTAAGCTATACGCCAGATATTGATTGTTTAATTCCTGAGTTCTTTGAAGGAAGAATGATTGGTGAGATTAAGTCTGTAAATACATATCAGTTTCAGAGAATGACTCATCATCCTTCGGCTTGGAAGCAATGTCAATGGTATATGCATTTGTGTATTAAACAAGCAAAAGCAGATGGAGCATGGAACGGTAAAGACTATACAAAAGGTTTTGTACTTTCAGAAGATAAGAACACGCAAGATTTTAAGATTGAAGTGTATGATTATGACCCAACAAAAATTGAGCCATTTGCTGGTAGAGCAGATTCTATTATGTTCCATTATGACCGTGTATTTGAAGAGCATAAGATGGTTAAGAGACCAAAAGATGCAAGTAGTCCTACATGTAAACGTTGCAAAGAATGTTTTATGCGTGAAGCTTGCTGGGGCATAGGAAAAGGAAAGGTAAGGTTAAACTAAATGTCAAGTCATACTTTAAAGCTAAATAAACAAGACGAATACTATACGCCAAAATGTGCTATATATCCTATCATTAAATTTTTAAAGCCAGGTAGCACAGTATTGTGTCCATTTGATACAGAGGATTCTAATTTTGTAAAAGTTCTTAGAGAGCAGGGTTTTAATGTTTTGCATAGCCATATTTCTGAAGGTAAAGATTTTTTTAAATTAAGAAAAATAAGAACAAAGGTGGACTATATTATTAGCAATCCTCCATATTCAAAAAAGACAGAGGTCTTCGAAAAATTATTTGAATTAGATATTCCATTTGCTATGCTGATTAATACATTAGGTCTGTTTGATAATAACAAAAGATTCTCATATTTTGAAGATAAGAACATTGGTTTGCTCTATCTATATCCAAGAGTCCCATATTTCTTTTATGAAGATGGCATAAGAAAGCAAGGCGGCGGTGTATTTCAGTCGGCATATCTATGTTATAACATTTTGCCAAAAGATTTGATTTTGGAAAGAATTAAAATAAAAGACTAATATATTAAATTATTTATAATAATTAAGATATTTCCAGAAGGTTTCAGGATTATTCAGATTAATTTTTACTTATAAGGTATATAAATTCATATCCTAATAATTAAAATTCATTCTGGATAATTCTGGAGCCCCTTGGAATAAATATCAAAATAAAAGGAGGAATTGATATGGGTAGGCCTTGCCCTTTACTAGGTACAGCTGTCTATCTGGATTGTTTAGATTGCGAAGACAAGCAATGTAAGCAGCACTATAAATATCAGAAAGTAATAGTAGGCATAGACCAATCATATAATAATACTGGTATTAGTATTGCAGCAGATGGAAAGCTTGTAAAAGTACGAAGCTTACAATTAAGTACATACAAAACAAATAGCGATAAAAGGAGGGCATTAGCAAATACGCTTAATGGTCTCCTTAAAGCAGTTTGTCCAAAAGCAAGAGAAGTCATTTGCATCATAGAAAGAATTAGGCTTCGTTCTCAGGGTTTTCTCAATATCGACTACATAAAGTCTATTGGTGCTTTAAACAGTATCATAGTAGACAAATGCCATGAGTATTGTGTCCCAGTTTATAGTGTAGATACAAGATGCTGGAAAGCTCAAGTAATAGGCACAAGTAAACCTATGGCAAATAAGTTTGGAGTTCCAGAAGAGAAATGGCCTACAGTCAAATGGCTACTAAAACAGGGCTGGGAAAATAATATTCTTATACCAATAGAGGGTAGAAAGACTAAAGGAACATTTGTCAGAGATGGGCAGAAATACATGTATAACAATGACGCTGCAGATAGTGCAGGAATAGCTATGTTTGGTTTTGTAGGTGACCAAGACAAACTTCAGGAGGAAAAATAATATGCAAATTAAGTGTTGTAAAGACTGCGTGCCTCCAACAAGGCATATAGGGTGTCACGCTGAGTGTGATAAATATCAGAAAGAGAAAGCTAAATGGGAAGAGCAAAAACAACTAATACGCAAAGAGCAATATAAATATTATAAATAATTATTTTTTTTACGTGTGCACGTGATAGGGTCTATAGAGCTTATAGAGCTTATAGAGCTTAAAGTCTAAAATCTATAGACCCTATATAGAAGACCCTATATAGACCCTTATCTATTATAAAGTCTATTTCTATAAAGTCTATTTCATTTTTAACTAACTAAAATAATTTTACATAGGGTATGTACAAATCAAAATCCTTGTGATATAATAATTACAGTGGTTAAGGTATAACACATAAATCCTTAGAGGAGGAAAACAACATGAAATCAAATCAAATCACAAACAAAACAGAAGTTATTGAGTATGATAGCTTACATGAGTTTTATGAGTATCTAATTCATACACCATTCAATGAAGCTTTCTGTTGGGCTAAACATTCATCAGTTGATGGTGACTACTATTTCACAAAAACAAGAGACTTCAGTGAAGCAGTTGAGTTGTTTAAGAACGGTTGGTCAGATATGGCAACTAAATTGGTTCAAAAACTCAAGGTAATTGAGAGCAAAACAGAGCCAACAATGAAACCTAAAAACACATTGAGCATTGCAGGTTATCAAGCAATTGTTCCATTGTATTTGCAAGGTGTACCAAATAACATGGTCACAAAGAAAATGACACCTGTTAAGCAGAAAGTCATTACATTAAACAAATCAATCGACTACAATGGTGGTGTAAGTGCAGAGCAAATAATTGAAGAAAGTATAAAAGCAATGCAGATTGTCAAGAAGCTTGAGGCTCAATGTTACAGATGCAACTTGAACATTGTGCTTGGTACAACTGCTGGTTATCCTTCAAAACAATTCGTTATTAAAGTGAGAATCAAATCGGCAAATGAAAAGATGAATGTTTCAAAACTTGCATTCCCATTGGTTCATCCATCAATGCTTCGTCGTTTGTTCTTTAGATTCATTGAGGTTTATCCAAACGTCACAAAGAGTTTTGTAAGTAATTATGGTAGTCCAGCTACTTCAAATGAAATGCGTGAGATATTCAAAGGTGAATATTTACTACCTAACTTCATTAAGAAGGACGTAAACACAATTAAAACAATTGATGACCTTGAAAATATCTAAACTGATTGGGAGGCTAAAACCTCCCTTGAAGTTTTTGAAAAATTTTCGTAAAAAGGGTGTACAAACTCCAGCTTATATGGTATTATAATATCGTAAGGTACATAAAGCCTACGAACAAATCACAAAGTTTTCAGTTGAAAAGGAGAAAAACATTATGACAAACATGACAAACGTAAATTTCGAAGTTATCAAAATTGAAAAAGCAATGAAACATGGCTGTGTAGTTGTTACACTTAAGTTTGAAGGTTCAAGTAAAGAGTTCACTTATGTGCGTAAAGCATACAACAACACAACAGTGATTGATGGTTGCAGAATTTACTTCGATGCAAACTATCAGGTAGAAAAGGTTGAACGTGAATACGAAACCAAGGGCATTAAGAAAATGTCAACAGCTAAGCAAGTAGGTACCACGTCATCAAAAATTAAAAATAAACTTGAAGGAAAAGGAATTAAAATGCCAACTATTATTCCTCGAGTTGAAGAAAATGATGAAGTTCATCATGACAGATACGATGAAATTAAGTGTTGTTTGGAATGTAACATTCCAGTTTATCTTGCAGGTCCTGCTGGTTCTGGTAAAAATCACACAGTTGAGCAGATTGCAAAAGAGCTTGGGTGGAATTTTTACTTCAGTAATTCAATCCAACAAGAATATAAACTTACAGGATTCATTGATGCAGGTGGTGACTTCCACGAAACAGAATTCTACAAAGCTTGTACAGATGAAAATGAATGCATTTTCTTTCTTGATGAAATGGATGCTTCAATTCCTGAAGTTCTGGTTCTTCTTAATGCAGCAATTGCTAATGGTTACTTTGAATTTCCTAATGGTCGAGTTGATTTTGACCATGTGCATTTTGTAGCTGCTGGTAATACAGTAGGAAGTGGTGCAGATGATATGTATACAGGACGCATGGTTTTGGACCAAGCAACACTTGATAGATTTGCAATCATTGAGTTTGATTATTGTTTGAAGATTGAAATGGCACTTACTCATAATAATTCAGAATTGGTTGAATTTATTCATCAAATGAGAAAAGAAGCTGAATCAAAAGGAATTAGAGCTACATTCTCCTATAGATGCATAACAATGATTACCAAACTTGAAGCAAAAGGTATGAACTTAGAGATGGCAATGAAGATTAGCATTGTTAAAGGTTTAGACAAAGATACAATCAATACATTTAATCCTAATGGAAGTACCAAGTATCATATCGCATTAAGAAAAATTCAGATGGCCGCTTAATGCGGCCTGATGGTTTATTAGGTTGATTACCAGATTAATCAGAATAAATTTTAATATATAATCTATATATTTATATAATTATTAAATAAAGTTAATTCTGATTAATCTGGAGACCTTAGGAGAGGATAATAAATACTTAGGAGGAATAAGCATGAATACAAATACAAAGATATTAAAAAAAAGATATTAAAAATTGAAAAATTTAATAAGTTTGGATTTTGCAATGTATGTGGTGAAAATAATTTAAACGAAAATAATGAAATACGTGAAATGCATAAACTTAGTTTTGGCAGAAATAATTATGCTACAAAAATTTATTTGTGTACGAAATGCTTAAATAATTTTGCTGAAATTTTACAAAAGCATTTAGAGAAAGAAGGAATAAATATGTCAAAAGCAACAAAAAGCAACAAAAGGAAAAGTACAGATAAATGTCAATGATATTATCGGTAAACGCTTAGGTAAGCTTGAAGTCATGAGCTACGCAGGACACAATTATGAAAAGACTCTTGGCGGTGACAAAATGCGTCATTACTATAGAGTTCATTGTGATTGTGGAACAGATAAGATAATGAGAAGAGGACAATTAGTAAGTGAGCATGTTCATAGCTGCGGTTGTGAAAGGGGAAGGAAACGTCATAATGATTAAAGGAACAACTCCAAATTCAAGAAGTACAACGGGTGTTAAATACTTAAATATTGATAGAGACCAATAGAGACCATCGGTATATAGTAAGGGTTCAAATTAAGAAAAAGCATTTTGTTGTATGGAAGGGAATTGATAAGTCTATCGGCGAGAAAATTGCTAAGAAAGTTCAATCTATCATGCTTAAAGGTGAAGGAGTTTTTCTTGATTGGTATGATTATGATATGAAAGAGTGGTTAAAAACAAATGGCTATTAAAATGCGAAACAATACAAAATCAGATGCTATATGCTGTGAGTGTGGTGAGCGTCAAGACCAAGTTTTAAATATGTTTGATTTATGCATCGGTGGCAGTATTTTTACAATATGTGATGCTTGCAATGAAAAGCTATTTAATAAGTGCTTAAGTGCAGAATGCATAAAGAATGGCAGAGTAAAATCTCAAAAAGAAATGATAATTATTCGTGAACGCAAAAGTAAAACAGGATTACGTTCCGGAGGTGAATATAATAAATGATAGACTTCAGTAAGATGCCTTGCATCTACTGGTCTGATTCAGCTAAGATTAGCTATTTGCAAAGGCGTATAATCGTATACAGTATAATGTATTACGAGCAAAATGAGAGCTGCGTATCTGACCAATACTATGATAGTATATCTCATCAATTGGTTGAGTTACAAAGAACATGCGACCCAGCAGAGTTTAGACGCTCAACATATTATTATGCAATGTATGATTTTGATGGAAATACAGGATTTGATATTCCATCAAGATTAACAAAGTATGATAAAGACTATCTAACAAATATAGCTTCTCATGTATATAAGCAATGGAAGGATTCGACCGCAGAAAATAAAGAAGGAGGGCAATAAATGCTAACATTAAAGGATTTAGATAATCGAGTTTACAGTGGTAAGATTTGCTCAGAGTTTAGTTATATTCTGAAAGACGATAAAGGTAAGCCAAAGCTTAAAGCAAACTTTACAAGAGGTCAAGAAGAGAATGAGTGGCAAATGCGTATTGTGTTAGATAGAACACGAGATGCTGACAGTCAAGTATATACGTTTGGATATATTATGCCAAAGTCAAATCTACCGCTTGAGTTAATTGCAGCGACTGGTCTTAAATACTTTCAGCTATATCTTAAGGAAGAAATACAAATCAAGTCTGAATATGATTTTATGCTTGGTGATGTATTAAAGGGAATGTAAGTATGATGAAAAGGTCAGGAAAGTTCTACAGAAAGAACGAAGCAGAAGTGATGGAATCCCTTGGATTAAAGCCTACAAAGAATTCAGGTTCCGGTTGGGTTGAAAAGGAAGATGGTCAATCAGAAGAAGTTATTTGTCAGTTAAAATCAACTGACGCAGAGAGTATTAGAATACATAAGAAAGATTTAGATACATTGAGTTATAATGCAGCTGTTGCTCACAAACTACCTGTGTTTGCGATTCAATTTCTGCAATCAAATGAGGTTTATTTGTTGGTTAAACCTGATATGCTTTGTGAAGCAGCTCAATATATTAAAACAGGAGAATACACCGATGCAAATGCATTTTTAGGTGTTGATTTAAGTGAGCATGAAGATATGACTACTATTGGTGGTAAGACTATCAAATCAAGCTCAAGAGCACGTAAACAATTTAATGAAGAAAATGAGAAACGATTTAAAAAAGAAAAGAGGTCAGCGACATGAAAGTAAAGGTTAAAGAGGTCGTGAAATATAGTGGCCATAGCTTATCAGCTAATGGCTCAGTTAACTTTACACTTAAAGCTCAATATTCTGAGCTTGCAAATACAATTCAGCTTATGCAGATGCTTAATAATGATGTAAGTATTAAAGCTAAAATTCCTGGTGGTAGTCCTATGAAGCTTGGATTCTTCAGGATAAAGCAGATTGTCATTGATGGTGATGGTGAGTCTATAATCAAGCTTAATGGACTTAACGATTATATTGAAATGGACAATCTTAATTTGCTTCCTTTGAACTCTGATGAGAATAAAGAATTTATTGTTCTCATGGAAGCAGATATTGAGATAGACGAAATGGAGGATATTGAAGATGGCGAAGAGTAAGATTGAATATCATGAGCTATCTAGAGCAAAAGTAACAAACTCAAGGAACATTGTTATCTCTACTTGTTCTAAAGGAGGATTCACAATTGCTCAGCAGCTTGAAGCCAAAGAAAATGACAAAACTACTTCGGTATTTATGAAGGGTGCATTTCATGTTGAAGATATTCATGGACTGTATAATCTTAGAGATGCAGTTAATTTTGCAATCAAAATTTCTGAGGAAAATTCCAAAGATTCAGATGCATGGGATGAATAGATGAATAAATGAAATAAAAGTTCAAAATTTTTGAAAAACTTTTAAAAAAACCTATGTACAAATGGCAAATAACGTGGTATAATATAATTACAGTTAAGGAGGAAATATCTTCCAAACTGAATATTAAATGATTATGAGGAACACCTCAATCATATAAAAGTCCTAAGTTTAGGAAAATCAATCAAAAATCAAAATACGAAATCAAAATACGAAAAGGAGAAAATTAAAATGGCAAAAAATTACACTTTTAACGAAGCAGTTAAGATTATCGCAGATGGTACTGACTTAGAGGCAATTACAGATATCGGTAGACGTTATCCTGTTCTTGCGACTAAGGTTGCAGTTGTTGTAGCAAAAGCTGGTAAGGATTTTGTTGACCTTATGAGCTATATGCCTGATTATCTTACGGCAAACAAAGTAAACACAGCAATTAAAGCAAGCATTACTGAAACTGCATCTGATGATGAGGATGCAGACGAAGCTGAAGCTGCTACAGAGGACGCAGCTGAAGATGAAGCTACTGCTCAGTGGAATGAATCTATGAGCGCTAAGCAGCTTTGGGAAATTCTTGGTAAGGCTGGTAAGAGAAAGCTTGCTAAGTCTACTAAAAAGGCTGACTTAATTGAAGCTTGCAAGAAAGCATTTGGCGAAGATGCAGAAGCCAAGGAAGAGGAAGATGCTACTGAGGCTAATCCTTATGAAGGTAAGACCGCTATGGAACTCTTCAAAGAGTGCAAAGCTCGTAAGATTAAAGCAGCTCCTAAGAAGCCTGCTAAGTTCTATGCTGATTTACTCATTAAGAATGATGCTGCAAAAGTCAAGACTACAGAAGCTGAAGCTGACGATGATGATTGGGGCGATGATGAAGATGTTGAAGCTCCTAAGAAGACTGCAAAGAAAGCAACTGCTAAGACTGGTAAAGCTAAGGCTGCAAAGAAGACAGAAGCTGAGTCTGATGATGACGATGATGACTGGGATATCTAATGCTTAGTTAACTTATGAATCCGGCTCAATAAGAAACTGTAAGCTGGATATATGTTACTTACATATATCCAGCTTATATTTGTTTTAAGGAGGTACAAGCTGTATCATGAAAACAGAACAAATTTTAAATTTGGACTACAGAAAAGAAGAAAATAGAGAAATAATTCAGAAGGTGTTGAGAAAAATCAAGCCACTTTCTAAATACTCAGATGAGATTAATGTTCCTATTGAAGCAATTGAAAAGCTTGTTCGTGTAATGGTTCAAAAATATGAAATTACGCCACAATGGATGAGCATGTCATATTTTGAGCCTGTTCTTGGTATTTATTCAATTAGTGTAAAAACAACAACAGACCATAAGTGGTTAGGAACAGTATATGGGATGTGCTTATATGAAGTATTTGCTAAGTTAGCAATTAAAATGTATGCAGATATAAAGTCAGGAAATATACCTGTAAAAACAATGACAAAAGAAGAAAAGCAAAGAGAGAGGCTTGCAAAGAAAGCTGATGCTAAATTAGCCAAAGCTAATGAAGATTGGAGTTAAGGAGGAAAAGTCATTGAAAGTAAGAATATTCACTGATGGTGCTTGCTTAGAGAATCCTGGTCCAGGTGGATGGGCTGCAGTTTTTAATACAGCAAACAAGTGTTCAACGATTAGTGGAAACGAAAAGACAACAACAAATAATCGTATGGAGCTTAAAGCTGTCATTGAAGCATTTAAGAGAGTGCTAATTAAAAATAAAAATGCAGAATATGAGTTGTATTCAGATAGTGCTTATGTTGTTAACTCAATCAATAATGGATGGATTGACAAGTGGCAACAAAATAATTGGAAGACAACTAAAAATGATGATGTAAAGAATAGAGATCTATGGGAAGAATTCGCATATCTAAAGAATAAAGTAGAATCTCTTGGAATTTACATACAAATCATTAAAATTAAAGGTCACGCAGGAAATACTTTTAATGAGCTTGTTGATAAGCTCGCGAAAGAAGAATCGTTTAAAGCAAAAGAAGGTGTTAGCTGATGATTAAGTACTCAAGAGAATTTTGCAAAAAATCATTTACAGCCAATACAATGAAATCGGCATATATGTCAGCTGTAAAATGGTATTCGACAAACGTATTAAGCAAAGCTGAATTTGAAAATGTTCAAGTACAATTTGTTAAAGAGAACAAAATCGAATGTCCAACTATTACAATACATTTGTTCGCAGTTCAAGATGGAGAGAAAGACGTGATGTCTCAACATTGTCAATGCTGTAAAGAAATGCATCATAGTTTCTTTATTAATGAAGATACGCATTGTAGTAGATGCAGTGCTGCAGGCTTTCAAAGACGTCTTGAAGAAAAAATAAATATAAAGATGAATTATTACAAAGAGATGCTTAGAAAGCGACTGGAGAAATAATAATGAAAAGATTTTTAAAAATTACGGGTGCAATCATTCATGATGTTGTACAAGCTATTCGTTACTTTATTACAAATAATTTAAGAAACTTTGTACGGATTTTAAGTTTTATTCTTCCCTACATAATGTATATTATTGGACAAAAAGTATGCTTAGAACGAGGAAAAATTGCTTTCGGTGGTGAACTACTTATTCCAATCGTATTTTGTGTAATTACATATTATATTCGTTCTTATGCTAATAAAATTGGAAAAGGTACAACGATTCCTGTTCCTGAGAAAAGATTTACAGAAGTCGATGATGACGGTGAGGTATCAATTAGGAATAGTCGTATTCAAGAATTGATTTTATACTTGGCTGACCTTGAAGATTGGCTTGAACGTAAAGGCTTATTATAATTCAGAAGTTATCCAGATTGTCTCAGGTTTAATTTTAATTATTAAGATAAGAAAATATATATCTTATAAGTAAAAATTAATCTGAGGTCATTCTGGACAATTCTGATGATATGTTATGATATGTTAAAAATCAAAGGAGGAAATCAAATGGCGGCATGGAAATATTTCACTAATCAAAAACAGTGGGAAGTTTATCTTAAAGGCTTATTAAAGACTAATGATAAAGCATTGCTTAAGTCTATTGTATTAATATATGACAATCAAACACCTGAAGAGAAAAACAAAGGTGAAAGTATTGATGATAATTGTGTTGGTTTTAGTAGAATCGATGCTAAAGAAATGGGAGATATTGCAAGAAAAATAAAAGCTAATAAAAAGCTAACAAAAGGAGAGCTTGCTAAAGCACGTAATAAAATGCCGAAATATTGGAAGCAATTAATGATTATTAGCAAAAAGCAAGCAGAAGTTGAAGAAGACATTAAGTCAACAGAATTGGAATCTCAAAAAGAAGATGAAGAAAAACTTAAGCAATTCAGACAGGACATTGAAATACTACGTAAATGTTTAGAAGAAGGAATTGCATGTGAGTATGGTATCTGCGATGAGTGCCCTATTACGACTGGTTTTCAATTAAGATTTAAGTGTTAAAAGGAACGGAGGAAACAAAATGAAACAGACTACAAAGCGAAGACGTATTAGTCAAAGAAATCTTGAGAGAATCACAAGAAAGAATTTAGTATGGCATGTAATAATAGTATTTATTATGATGTTTATAGCATTATTTAAGCTGTCAAATCAAACAGACGTAATAAACAATGCTGAGTTAGTAAATGAATCTCAAAACATTGAGACAATTAAACCTCAGGTGCATAATTTGATTACATTTGAGCCACAAACAAAAGAAAAGCATGAATTAAATATTGATGTTGATTACTATCCTGAATTTACATATAGTAAAGATTGGTCAGCACAAGAAAGTTATCTATTAGCGAAGATTGCAATGGCAGAAGCTGAAGGATGCAATACACAAACAAAAGCATTAATCATTATGTGTGTATTAAATCGTGTAGAGTCTAATGAGTTTCCTGATACAATTAAAGAAGTAATATTTCAGAAAAATCAATTTAGTCCTGTTGACGATGGACGATGGGATAGAGTTGAGCCAAACAAAGATTGTTATAGAGCTGTAAGAATAGTTGCTGAAGCAAAGTATGATTATAGTGAAGGTGCAACATATTTTGAAAGTTGCACTAATGAAAATAACTGGCATAGCAGAAATCTTGAATTTCTATATAAATCAGAAGGAATGAGATTTTATAAATAATAATCCCAAGATAGTCCAGAATGACTTCTGGTTAACTTTATTTAATATTCAATATAAATCTATATAAAATAAATTGGATTTATTCTGGATTATCTGGTGACTTTCTGAAATAGCCTGAAAATAAATCAGCTTGATATTGCTAAAATAAAATACAAAAATCTTCAAAAATTTTTAAGAAAAGGGTGTACAAACCTATATATTTGTGGTATAATATAATCAAGGTTAAGGAATGAGCCTAAATCAAATAAGTTAAATGTTCGGAGGAACGAAAATGAAAAATGCTATTACAAAAGAAATTGAAATTCGTATAGAGCGGCTGAATATATAGAGCGGCTGAATAGCTGAATAAAAGATATATTGATATACAAAACAAAATAACTTATTGTAAGTTATATGGAACTAATGAGGAACTTAATAAGCTACTTGCTAAACGTGTTAAAATAAATATAGAACGTTCAAAGTTAGAAAGTATGTTAAGAATAGCAAAACACACGCTAAGAAACTAAAAAGGTAGTGACAAAGTAATGAAAGTAAAAGTAGAATTTGAGTGTGAAATATATCCAGAACGTTATACACCCTGGTTTACTATCGCTGACATAATTGAGCATACAAATTTAGATTGTGTAGAAAATCTTAAAGTGTTTAATACTGAAACAAAAGAAGAACTTTAATCTGTGAAAAGAAAAGATAAAATTGAACATGACCATTAAGGAATACATGTTCTTAAAGGACTAAAGAGTTTAGACAAACGAGCTTGGATGAAATACTCCAGGCTTTGTTTTATTTTAGAAGAAAGGAGAATGCAATCAAATGGCGTCAGTAAGCAAAACTAAAAATGAATGCATTGCTACAGAATGGTTGGAAGAAGACAATCTGATGCTACTTGAATGTTGGGCACGAGATGGATATACGTTTCAAGATATTGCAAATCGTATTGGTATTTCACTATCTACACTAAGAATGTGGAGAGCTCAATATTCTGATATTGATAATGCTCTTAAAAAAGGTCGAGAGATAATTGACTATAAAGTTGAAAATGCTTTACTTAAATCAGCTTTAGGGTATAAAACAAAAGAAATAAAAGTAACAACTACAATGCGTTATGGTAAAGTAGTTGAAACAGTTAAAGAAGTAACAGATAAAGAACAATCGCCAAATGTTTCTGCTATTCAGTGTTGGTTATATAACAGACTCCCAGATAAGTGGAAGAAGAATAGAGACCAGCTTATTGAGCTTAATGATGAAGACACAAAGATTCAAGTTACAGTAACAAGAGCGAGTGCAAATCAATCAAATAAAGCTCAACAAGATAAATCAGATGATAAAGAGTGGCAAGATGAAGTAAATCAGTCGATTGAAATTCGTAATGCTACAGAAGAAGAGAAAGCAGAAGCAGCTAAGAAGAAGGCTCAAGCAACTAAGCAAAACATTTCAAATGTAACAACTAAAGTTGAAAATGAAGCATCTGATGAGGATTTAGACTATTGGCCTGATGATTGGGAAGACGAAGATGAAGAGTGGGAGGACTAAACTATGAAAATAACAAAAGCCGTTAGTCCAGCATTTGAAGACTTCTTATTCGATTGGGACTATGAACGATATTTGCTTATTGGTGGGTATGGTTCAGGTAAGTCATATCATATTGCATTCAAGATAATTTTAAAGCTACTTGAAGAAAAACGTAAAGCATTGGTTATCAGAGAAGTATATGATACTATTCAGGAATCTTGTTATGATTTGATTTTTGAGATACTTGATGATATGGGTTTAGCAACAACAGACCCTAAAGAGTTTAAGCAAAAACAAAATAAAGTTCTGGCATTAAGAAGCCCACTAAGATTTAGGTTCAAAAATGGTAGTCAAATAATCTTTAAGGGTATGGATAAGCCTGAAAAGGTAAAGTCTATTAATGGTGTTTCTATTGTTTGGTTGGAAGAGTGTTCTGAGATTAAGTATGAAGGTTATAAGGAATTGCTTGGTCGTATTCGTACACCGAATGCAAGTATGCATTTTATCTTAAGCTGTAATCCTATTGGTAGAGATAACTGGGTATACAGACACTTCTTTGTAAGACTGGATGATGAAGGTCAAGAGAATATATTGGTAGATGAAGCCAAGTTCTATGAAAAGAAATGCATTGTGCATAATGGTACATATTACCATCATTCAACACCTGATGACAATCCATGGTTACCTTGGCAATATATGAAACGATTGGATGACCTTAAAAACTATGATTATCCACTTTATATGGTTGCAAGGTGGGGAAGGTTTGGTGCTACAGGTACAAGAGTTCTTCCACAGTTCTTGGTTGCAAAAGACAAAGACAAATTTAAACGAGCTATTGAAAAGCTTGGCAAAGAAAATCAATACTTTGGTTTCGACTTTGGTTTTGAAGAATCATTCAACGCTGTTATTAGTATGAGTGTAGACTCAAAGAGAGGTATCTTATATATCTGGGATGAAATATATATAAATCATGTAACAGATGATGTATTTGTAAATCAGCCAGAGATGCAAAAGCTAAGAAGAAGATTAAATGACCTAAACAATGCAGGCTATAAAAAGGTTCTTGTTGCAGATAACGAAGACCCTAAAGCAATATCATATTACAAACAAAATGGTTTTAAAATCAGAGCATGTCGTAATAAGTTTAAAGGCTCAAGATTATCTAACACAAGAAAGGTAAAGAGATTTAGAAAAATCGTAGTAAGTCCAAAGTGTAAGAATGTAATAAGAGAGCTTAAGGATTTAACATATAAGAAAGACGCAAAAGGCAATGTTATTTATGACCAGTTTAATATTGACCCTCATACATTTTCTGCTATTTGGTATGCATTAGATACTGTAACAGTTGCAGATGTGAAAGATAAGGTCTTCAATAGTAAAGCTGGTTAATATTGTTAATATTATAAATAATAAAGGAGGTTATATTAATGAAATTATTGGTTGAAGGTCAGAAAATAAGTTCTTTTGACAGTCCACCTATTAGGTTGGTTGCAGGTAGTACAGAATTCGTTCCTATTGAATTGCAATGCTCAAGTGATTGGGATGGATTGCTTATGACAGTTCAGTTCATTCAAAAAGGTAAGACGATTAATAAGTACATAGGCGAAGCAAGAACACTTAATGTCCCGGCTGATATAAGTGCAGGTTGGTTAATGATTTCTTGTTTTGGTGCAAAAGCAGATACAGCAGTTTTTGGTACAGTTAATGGTTATGAGATAGAAGTATATCCAGCAGGTTTAAGTTCGACAGAGCAAGAACCTATTCCACCTACTCCGAATCTTTATAATCAGTTGATTAGTGAGATTAAGAGATATGCAGCGGAAACGGAAGCAAGTGCTGATAAAGTAAAAGAGGCTCAAGAAACTTCAGCACAAGCGAAAACAATAGCAGACCAAATTCAAAAGAATGCAGAAGATGGAGTTTATAACGGAAGAGATGGAGAGCAAGGTCCACAAGGAATACAAGGCCCGATTGGTCCACAAGGACCACAAGGTTTAAAAGGCGAACCCGGAACTACTGATTTTAATGAATTACAGAGTATTCCCTTCACTCCGATTTTAAGTGATACTTTGGAGGTTACTACTCTAAAAGAGGGTGCTTATGTAGTTAATGTTGAAAGTGTTAATGTTCTTGTAAATGGCAAATCTCCAGTTGCTAGTTTATTTAGTTTATCAAAAGGTACTTTTATTTTTAAATCCGCTGATGGTCAAATGTGTTTAATTGGCAAATTTGGTGGAGAAGGAGAATACGCCAATGGAGGATACATCCCAGATTCTTCAGATGTGAATTCGTGGAATCATGCAAATTTTGTAACGCAAAAAGAGTTAGACGATAAGCAAGATACACTCGTAAGTGGGCAAAATATCAAGACTATAAATAATGAGTCTATTTTGGGTAATGGTAATTTTGAATTGCCTAAAAGTCCTATTACGGTTGTTAACGAGAGCGGATATGTACCAACTAAAGATGGATTATATTATGCAGCGATAGAGTGGACTTTTGATTGGACTATTAACAATCAAACTCAGCACGTAGTTGTTTCTAAAAATAATCTTTGCTTATTAACAACGAAAATTAATGATAGAACTGACAGTAGTAAAAATTATTCAACTTTAATACATACGACTCCCGATGGAGATATACTTTTTTGTGTAAGAAGTAAAAAAGATGGTAGTCAAATCAAATATTCAAAAATTCAAGATATACAAGATATGTTGAATATAGTAGATATGGTTTTTAATGATGCTGTAAGCCAACAAGAAGCAGGAAGATTAGTAACTACTAAAGAACTTAATGAAGAAACTGGTATAACCACTTTAAATACTTCAGGCATAGGCAAAGGACTAAAACTTGAAAATCAAGAATTATCAGTCAATACAGAAGGTCTTGATATTTCAAAAGCAACTGTTGAAGATGCCGATCAAGAGATTCCTACAATGTCTTTAATGTCTGATATTTTGCTTCCTATGATGCAAGAAATAGGCAATTATAATGATAGATTTTCAAAATTAAATTGGTTAAGTACTCAAGAAAATATTAAAGAAGATACGGAACATTATACGATTTCTAATGCACGAGATTTTCAAGAAATGTATATATGGTTATTTAGAAAAGATGGGATTAACACGGGTATGCAGGGTGTACTTACATTGGATCTTTTCGGTAATACTGTTACTTTAGGTAATCTGGAAACTGATACTAAAAATATCTTTCTTCACGTTGTAAGATGTAATCAGCAATATGCAATAGTTGACTTCTTTGATGCTATCTCAAGTAATGATTATACTTTAAATATCGATAGGACTAAAGGAACATTCCCTATATTAATGAAAAGTCAGTCATCAGTAACTTTAAGAACTTCAGCAGGTAATTTTACTAAAGGTACAGCTGTAGATGTTTTTTATAAATTATGGATTACGTCCAGTTAAATAATTAAAGGAGGCAAATGTTATGAATAATAATATAAATTGGAAAGTAAGAATCAACAATGGTTCTTGGTGGTTATCAGTAATTTCTGCTATTGTTATAGCAATCTTTTCGATTTTGAGATTGTGTGGAGTAGAAACTTCAGTATCAGAGAAAGAGATTCTCGATGTTATCACTCTTATTCTGATGGTTCCTGCTACAATAGGGATTATTACTGATCCAACTACAAAAGGAATTTCAGATAGTCAACGTGCTATGTCTTATAATCAGCCTCATTCTGATTCAGATGAAGAAAAGGGAGGCTCAAGTACAATAACGTTTGATGAGTTCTGTAAAAAGTATAAGCTCAATCATTCTTATGGTTTTGACGGTACTTATGTAGGCGAATGCGTAAGCTTTGTAAAGAATTATATAAGAGATGTTTTAGGGGTGCCTCCTAAAGCCGCAGGTAATGCTAAAGATTATTGGCTTAATAGAAATTCAAGTTATATCAAAAGTTTGTTTACGGCTATTCCAAACACTCCTGAGTTTATTCCAAAAAAGGGTGATGTATTTGTAAGAACGAGTGGTACTTATGGTCATATCGGTATAATTATATCGGCAACTAAAGATTATTTTTATACTATTGAGCAGAATTATAACGGTAACAGAATTGTTAAGAATATCAAACATACTGATTGGAGCAATATCAATTTCTTAAGACCAAAGAATCAGTCAGGTATATCTTCAAACACTTCTCATAGTTCACATTTTGTAAAGTCGGTTGCTTGGAAAAATGGTTCAACTATTGAAAAGGTATTTGAAGCATGTAATCTCACAGGTAATATAGGAAGTATATCTCCAAGAGAAGGAGCAAAATGCTATGGCAAAAAGTCCAAAGGATATGTTGTTGTTTACAAAATTAATGGTTCAAGCAAGCACAAGGTTGGATTTGTTAAATATGCAGGCGGAGTAAAATCAATTCCGTCCGGCGGAAAACACTATAAGAATGGTTCGACTATTGAAAAGGTGTATTCTGATACAGCTAAGAAAAACTTAATCGGAAACCTTGATAAGAATGAATCTTGTGTATGCTTAGGAATTGTTGACGGAATGTATCTTGTACTTTATAAGATTAACGGAAGCTCAAACTGTAAAGTTGGTTTCGTTTCCTATAATGGTGGAATAAAATAAGGAGGTAATGGAAGATGGTTAGTGAAGAAGCTAAGGTCATTGAAGCCGAGAACAGTACTGAAGTCTTGACAGCTTTCAACCGTATTCCTTATGCATTAATCAATGCAGAAGTTTCAGGTGCGACAAAGGACACTTTGGATGAGTTGACACAAATCTGCAAATACTATAAAGTGTATAAGAAAGGTGCAAGCTTTACTGTTGAGGGCACAAATGGTGACTATGTGCCTGCTAAGCTTAACTATAAGATGGCCGCATCCCTTATTAATAAGGAAGCAAGGTTTCTCTTTGCTGAGCCACCTGACATTACGGTTGAGCCTAAAGGCGATGTTGGTAAAATTACAGAAGAGGCAAGGAATGCGCTGACTGTAATGAATGACTTAGTTAAGACAATCCTTGATGCTAATAAATTTGAGGAAGCTCTTATTAAAGCAGCCAAGGATTGTTTTATTGGAAAGCGAGTTGCTGGTTTAGTAAATTTCAATGAAGATGATGGTGTAACAGTCACGTTCCTTCCATCAACTCAATTTATTTATGATACCAAGATAGGCAACTCAAATATTATAACAAAATTTGTATGCTTTATTATCGTAAAGGATTCAATTACATTAAGTGAAAAACGAATATTCAAGAAGAAATTCGAATTAGTAGATGATGTGGTTTATCTTGAGGAAGTTCTTTATGATGGAGCCGGAAAAGAATTGGAAGTTGTTACTGAATATCAGGAAACTTTGATGCCAATGATTCCGGTAAGCATTTTCATTAACGATGGCTTATCTGGTGAGGATAAAGGCGAATCTGAGATTGAGATTTTGCAAGATGATGAGTCTTGGTATAGTAAGTTGTCTAATGCAGATATTGACGCTCAGAGAAAATCAATGAATCCTACTAAGTATACTGTGGATATGGAATCAAATTCTACCAAGAATCTTTCTACAGCTGCAGGTGCTTTTTGGGATTTAGGTTCAGACCAAAACTTGGATAATGCGCATCCTCAAGTTGGTTTACTTGAGCCAAGTATGAATTATAGTGCTTCTCTTGATGTTACACTTAAGAGAGTAAAGAAGTCTGCCTATGAGCAGGTTGATATGCCTGATATTGAAGAGGTTCAAGCTACAATTACAAGCGGCAAAGCACTAAAAGCAATTTACTGGCCTTTGCTTGTAAGGTGTAAAGAAAAGATGAAGACCTGGGGACCTCAACTGAGAAATATGGTTAACATTATTCTTCAAGGTGCAATGGTTTATCCTGGTTGTATTGCAAGATATACAAACAGTACAGTGTCAGCTGTTGATTATGAGATTAAGATTGAGCAAAATACTCCACTTCCTGAAGATGAAATTGAAGAGAAGAACATGGACTTGTCTGAGGTTGAATCTAAGACTATGAGTCGTAAGGCTTATATGAAAAAGTGGAGAGGGCTCACTGATGATGAGGCTCAAGAGGAACTTGAGCAGATTGCTCTTGAAAGACAAATGCTTGAAGAAAGTTCATTTGCTGTAAGTGATGATACAGAGCCATATCCTTCTGGTGGTATAGAAAATCAGAATAAGTCTGATAATCCGGCTGATGATTTTAAAGAAGATGAAATGATTTAAGAAAGGGGTTGCCATAATGGCTGGTTTAATTTTTAAAAATGCTGAAGATGCTAAATTTGCCATTATGGCATCTCAGCAAAAAGAGATTGCAAAGCTCTATGAAGATTGGGCAGATGAGATTGGTGAGAGAGCTAAATACTACTCTCACAAATCCACTGCAAGTGCTCCAGTGTCTGAGCGATATTACAAAGAATTGCAGAAGCAATTAAGACAAACAAGCCAAGAGGTTTCTAATGAAATTCATAAAAAGATAAAGTCGAATATTTATACTGTAGCTGATGCAGTTGTGTCAGATAATGCTAAGTGGCTAGAGAGTTTTGGTTTTTCTTCTGGTGGTTTGAATGCCGCATTTAGTTATGTGCCACATGAAACTGTTCAAAAGCTAATAACTGGTCAAATATATGAAAGTGGTTGGAGCTTAAGCTCAAGAATTTGGAGTGATAACGAGCAAACACTTAAAGATATTTATCAAGTTATGGCAAGAGGTTTGGCTGAAAATAAACCCATTTATGAGATTGCTAAAGATCTTGAATCTTATGTAAGACCAAATGCTAAATTGCCTTGGAATTTACGAATGGCTGATGGCAAGAAAATCTATAAAAAGCAAGTTGATTATAATGCTCAGAGATTAGCAAGGACATTGGTTCAGCATGGCTATCAGCAAAGTTTCATTGAAACTACTCAAAAGAATCCATTTATAACAGAATATGTTTGGAGAAGCAATGGTAGCCGTACATGTGAATTATGTGCAAGTCGTGATGGTGTTCATTACAGTAAAGATGATTTGCCGATGGACCACCCAAATGGAATGTGTACAATGGAACCGGTTATTGACGATAAAATGGCTGATAAGCTTGCAGACTGGTTTAATAGTCCTGATGGAACATATCCTGAGATTGATGAGTTTGCTGGTAATTTTGGTTATCAAGTTTCTAAAGTAGGAAATGTTCAAGATTTTATTAACAAATATGGTATGTCGTCAAAGTCGCCTTCTTCTTGGTTTAATAGCTTGACACAAGCTCAAAAAGCTGAAGCTAAAGCTCTTAAAAATGAATCTGGTCTTACGTGGAATCAGTGGTATGAAAAGAATATTTATAATGGTGATGGTTCTAATCTTGGTGGGAAGAAAAAGATTCAAGCATTTAGTGATATTCAAGAAAAATATCTTAAACCGTATGGATTTACAAAAGATAAAATGCCGTATGATTTTGATGATTGGTCTCATAAGATTAGTTATGAACAAGCAAGTGAAATTCTTAAAAGTATGGGAACAAGCTGGTCTGACCCGCATCCATATCAGCAATTAATGAAGTTTTATAATCAGTATTTGACTGATAAGAACTTTGTTATAAAAACTACAATGACTACCAAGAAAACTGCAAGTACTGCAAAAACTGTTGGTGTTCAGTTTGACTCTGCTGCTTGGCGCAAAATGATGAGAAAACAAAAAATGAAAGTAATGGAAGAATGGTGTCACGATTGGTTAACAACATTAGACCATGCGCAGAGAGATGCAATTACTAAATATACAAGCTCGACATATCATGCAATGAACGATTATCTTAGGTCAAAAGGTACTCTTGATGCATCTGATGAAATTAAGCAGCTTATTAAGCAGTGTCAAGCTGCATTAAAGAAAGCAAGTCTTCCTGAGGATGTAATAGTTCGTCGTGGCTCCAGATACAATATGCTTGAAGAGCTTGGTCTTGATATTTCCAAAGAGAATAAGGATAGACTTGTTGGTGGTATTGTTCAAGACTCTGGATTCTTATCTACGTCGCCAGATGCAAGTGGTGGCTTTGATATTGGTATTGAATATATTATTAAGATTCCTAAAGGAAGTCAAGCAATGTATGTTGCGCCTATTTCTCAATTTTATAGTGAGCGAGAGCTTCTTGTGAATTGTGGTGGCAAATTTATGGTTGACAATGTTGAATTTAATAGTCGTGGCGATGTAAGACGAATTTATATGACTTTAAAAAATTTAAAAGGTTCGAAATAAATTTTCAAAAAGTATGTACAAATTGAGTGTAATGTGGTATAATATCTATAGAAGTAAAAGGAGGTGCTAATTATGGCAACAAATAAAAATTTAAGTACTATTGATGAGAAGTTTCAAAAAGATAAGTTAAGCTTTAATTTGGTAACTAATGATAATCTGATTTGCAAGGATTGTCGAAATCGTTTCAAAGATAAAGGAATGCCTTGCAACACATCTAAATGTGTCAAATATGAAGTAAAGCCCGATGAAGTCCTTGATGGAGGTGAGTGTGTTGAGTATGATGTTGAGTATGATAAAGAATAAGATTGCAGGTGCAATATATGGATTTGCTATCGGTGATGCAATGGGTGCAACTACTGAGTTTATGAATCATAAACAAATCAAAAAGCAATATGGTAAGGTAACCGATATTATTGGTGGTGGTTGGTTAAATCTTGAAGCTGGTAAGGTAACGGATGATACTCAAATGACTATCTGTGTAATGGATGCTTTGATGAATAATATTAAGTTATTTGAAAAGCATTGCATGGGTAATTTTATTGAGTGGTATCGAATGGGGCCAAAAGATATAGGTGGTCAATGTCAAAAAGGAATAATCTATGCAATGTCAACAGGTCATTTTATTAAAAGAGATAATACAGCTCTTGGTAATGGTAGCTTGATGAGAGCTATGCCATGCGCTTTAATAAATAGACCTGATTTGAATGTGGCACAAAGTAAATTAACTCATAATAATTCAGAATGTTCCCAGATAATTCTGGAGTACACCAGATTGATTCAGAATATATTATATAATAATTTATATACCTATAAAGTAAAATCAATTCTGGAGCCTTCTGGATATATCAAAGATACATTCAATAATTCATTATATTGGGCAAGTAAACCATCATTTGAAAAGGCCATAATTGGTGCAGTAAATGATGGTGGTGATGCAGACACGATAGCTGCTATTACCGGTAGTATTGCAGGGGCAAGATTTGGTTATGATGCTATACCGCAAAGATGGATTGACCAACTGGATTCTAAGGTTAAAATTTATTTGGAAAAGTTCAAAATTTTTGTATTTTCCTATTTACAAATCTAATTTTGTGTGGTATAATATAAACAAGTGGTTATGTTGACCAATTTCCAGAAAAAGGAGGAAATCAAGTGAGTAAAATTGATAAAGAAACAATGCTATTACTTGTTGAGTGTGAAGATTGTAAAACTAAGTTTAGTATTTCAGCAAGCGAGGCGGCAAATGCAGTTACTCATAAAAAAGAGTTTAATGTAAATGGACAATCAATATTTCTTACGTATTACGATTGCCCTAAGTGTGGTAGACGCCATTACGTCCAGATTGATGATGCAGTTTCGCTTAATAAACTTAAGGAAGTTTCCAGACAGTTTGTAAAACTTGCTGTAGCAAAGAAAAAGGGCAAAGACATTCCACAAAAACAATCAGCAAAATTCAAGAAAGCTCGACAGCACCTGTCTGATTACAGGATGAAACTTATGAAAGAATATACCGGTAAGTTGGTACACGACAACGAAACGGATTCTGATTTTATGTTGAGGTTTTCAGTATGAATCAAGAACAAGAAAAAGCAATAATCGTGTGTGATGAATGTAAACATGAGTTTTACTTGGATGCTGTGGGAATACATGAGGCCATCATTGAATTGAATGGTGTGCCTGTTAACTTGGTTTATTTTGCGTGTCCAAAGTGTAATAAGATTTACCGTATATCTATTCAAGATAAACGTTACTATGAATTAGTTGAGGACCTTGAGAAAACAAAAAAGAGGATACGAAGAAACCATGGTAGCAATAATCAGGAAATGGCAAGAATGCTAAATTCTATGGTGTTCAAAAAGAAGCAACGTCTCGAAGAATACGTAGATAAAGTGAATAAGATGTTCCCAGGTACGTTTACCTTTGTGGCGTCTGAAAATAATCACAAGGAACAAATTATCAAATATCTACCATGAGAATCATGGAACAGGAGGAAATTAAAATGGCAGAAGAAAATAAGAACAGCCTCACTGATGAGGAAATTGAAGAGAACGAGGACGTTGAGGACCAGGACGATAATGAGGATGATTCTGGAAAGTCCGGTAAAGATGATAAATCTGATAAGGGCGGTAAAAAAGATGGAGACAAGGGTAAATCAGATAAGACTTTTACCCAGGAGCAGGTAAATAAGATGATGACCCGTGAAAAGAATCAGGGTCGTAGTGCTGCTCTTAAGGAACTTGGTATTGACCCTAAGGATTCCAAGATGGTTGCAATGGTTAAGGCACTTATTGAAAGTCAGAAGACTGATGAGCAGAAGGCTGCAGAAAAGGATGCCGAAAATCAGAACAAAATGAATGAAGCCGAGCAGAGAGCTCAGGTTGCAGAAGCTAAAGCAGAAGCTATGATGTTGGGTGTAAAAACTCAATATGTTGATGATGTGGTTACTCTTGCACTTGCAAAGATGACAGAAGATTCTGACATGAAGACTATTATCGGTGAGTTCAAAACTAAGTACCCTGTTTGGTTCGGTAAATCCGAAGATGATGACAAGGGTGGTAAGGATAAAGGTAAGACTGGTCAGAAAGGCACTGGCTCTTCAGTTAAAACATCTAAGGAAGAAAAAGGTAAGGGTGAAGAGAAAGGTCTTGGTGCTCGTCTTGCCGCACAGCGCCGTGGTACTGGTAAAAAGTCCAGTTACTGGGGTAATAACAAATAAATTTATGGAGGTATATAAGAATGCTGAATCGTAGTGGTATTTCTAAGACTACTCTGACTGCAACTAAGCAGATTCTTGCTAATGTTGAGCTTCAGAGTTCTGTTGGTTGTATCGTGCCTCAAGCTCTTGGTGTTGCTGTAGGTACCAAGAAGATTGCAAAGGCAGGTACTCCTATCAATATTGATTTGATGAATCTTCAGACTGCAGCAAAGAAGGTAGACCCTGACACTACAGGAGGTGGAGCTGCAGCTGTTCCGATGAACGCCGTATTGCTTCATGATGTTGATGTAACTGATGGCAATGCTAATGGCACTGCTTTGATTTTTGGTTTTGTAAATGTGAATCGTGTGGATTCTGATGTTGCTGCTGCTATCACAACTGCAGTTGCTATTTCTGGTTCTACTGATAAGATTACGTTTATGAAGGCGTAAGTAAGAAGGAGGAAAAAGAAAATGACTATTTTCGATTTAATGCAGAGTACTGAACTCGTTGCATATTGGGAAGAGCTCATTCAGGACGAAGCTCCGTATCCTTGTGAAGAGCTTTTCCCTGATGATAAAAAGAGAGGTATTTCTCTTAAATGGATTAAGGGTAGTAAAGGTTTGCCTGTTGTGCTTAAGACTTCTGCATTTGATGTGCATGCGATTCCTCGTGCACGTATTGGCTTTGATAAGCTTACTGCTGAAATGCCGTACTTTAAGGAATCTACATATATTGATGAAGAACTTCGTCAGGAGCTCAATCTTGTTCTTGAGACCGGCAATCAAGCTTATATTGATTCCGTAATGAATAAGATTTTTGATGATGAAACTCGTTTGCTTCGTGGTGCTCGTGCTGCTCGTGAAAGAATGCGTATGATGGCACTTACTACAGGCATTATTTCTATGGCCGCTAATGGTCAGAACTTTAGCTTTGATTATGGTGTAACTCATAAGGGTAATGCGGCTACTGCTTGGTCTGACCATGCTAATTCTGACCCGATTGAGGATATTAGAGTCGCTAAGGAAAAGATTCAAGATGAAACAGGTGCGGTAATTACTCGTGCGATGTGTGACGGCAAGACTTGGAGAAATATTCGTAACAACGAAAAGATTAAGAAAGCAATCTTCGTTCTTACTAATGGTGCTGGTGCTGTCTCTGATAAGCAGCTTCGTCAGTATCTTATGGACGAGCTTGAAATTGACATTGTTGTTAACGATAAACGCTACAAGGATGAGAATGAGCAGACTGCTAAGTTTATGCCTGATAACACTTTTGTTATGTTCCCAGATGGCGACCTTGGTAAGACTTGGTTTGGTACTACTCCTGCTGAATCTGACCTTATGTCCGGCTCTGTTGCAAACGTATCTATTACTGATACCGGTGTTACAGTTACTACTGTTCAGAAAGCTGACCCTGTTCAGGTTGAAACTATTGTTTCGATGATTTGCTTGCCTTCTTTTGAAGCCGCTGACCAGATTTATATTTTGGACACTAATGCAGGCTAAGTAAAGGAGGAGTAATGGCATGGTTAAGATTACAAATGGCGTAAACTTATTTGAAGTAACTCGTGGTGCTTTTGACGGGATTTATTCTCGTCAAGGCTATCACCTTGTAAATGAAGATAAGAAGCCTGATGCTTCAACTGCACCTACTATTCCTGAAAAGTCTAAGGATGAGATTTTTATTGAAGAGATGCTTGAAAAGCCTATTTCTCAATGGAGTAAGGAAGAGGTAAAGCATTTTGCAGCTGTTAAAGAAATTGATATTTCCGGCACTAAGAATGCTAATGAAGCAAAAGAAATTATAAAAAGTTATATCGAATAAATAACAAATTCAGGAGGTGTCGAGATGAGCTTTACTAAAGAGATAGAAGATAAAATAGCTGAGGTGAAAAGAGAAACGAGAGAAGGACAGTGCCCATACTTTGAAGATGACGATTTTTATTATTATTTGAAAAAAAATAATGAAGACGTTCGTTCTACGATTTATGAGATGCTACTTATTAAAGCTGAAGATTCTACTATTTCTGTAAGTGGTCTCAGCACAAGCGACACCTCTGGTTATTTTAGAAGATTGGCGTCTCGATTTAAAAAGTTTAATTCTTGCATTCTCTCCGAAAATTAGGAGGTGTGAAGATGATAAACAAAAAATTTGAAGCGTATAAAATAGAAAGAGAATTAAAAAGAAGCGGTATTGATTACGAGTTTAAGAGGTTTAGTTTGAATGAGTTTGGTGAACCTGATAATGATTCAGTTACTGTTGGTATAATTAAAGGATTGTATCATGAGCAAAACAGTAATATCCAGATTACAACTGGAGACACAACTCAAGTTCGAACAAAGAAAATTCCTATGATTTTATGCTTGTATGATGATGCCGCTTCTTTAGCTTTACAAGTTGGTGACTTACTTGAAATAAATAAAAGGCAATTTAAAGTAACAGGTGTTACAAATATTCAAGAATGGAATATTATTTCAGATATATCTTTGGAGGTGGTAGACAATGTCATTCAAAATTAATTATGACACAAGCTCACTAAAAAAGAATATCGATAAAATGTCAGTTAAGCTTGGTACGGTTGTTTTGATGTATTCAGCAACAAAAGCAAGTGAGTTACAAGCTAAGATGAAAGTAAATAGGCCTTGGACTGACAGAACCGGTATGGCAAAAGCTACATTAAATGCAAAAGTATCGCAGCCAAGTCAAAACATAATTCGAATTACACTTGCTCATGGTGTTGATTATGGTATTTGGCTTGAGCTTGCACATGAAAAGAATTATGCTATCATTGCTCCAACAATTAGAGAGGAAGGTCCAAGAATTGTAAAAGACCTGAATAATCTAATGAGTAAGTTAAAGTTGTGAGGTGATATGTATGATTGATGCAAATTATAAGTATGCAGAATCAAGATGGCAAGATATATTTAAGCATCTGAAGAAATTAGGTTTTGATGTATATTCTCCAGGAATGAAAATTGGTGAATGTACTAAAGAATACATTGTTATAAAGAATGATGGTTCATCAAAATTAGCTAATTTTAGTACTGATGATGATTTGTATGCAGTAATGTGTTATGTGCCTAAGCAAGCATATAGTAAACTTGAGCCAATGGTTCAAAAAGTTAAAAAGGCTATGAAGGAGTTAGAGCCAATGATTAAGCCATACGGCAGTCAGACTCCAAGCTATTATGATGATAGTTATAAGGCTCACATGATTAGTATTGAATATAAGAATCATAAGAAAATTTTATAAGGAGGAAATTACAATGGCTGATAATAATGTAAAGAAGTCAAAAGCAGAAATCGCAACTATTGATTGCTGTCTTGTTACAATCGAAACTATAGATGGAGAGTTTGGTTTTGATACAGCAAACAAGATTGAAGTTGAGCCACAGATTGAAGAAGAAGATGCAATTAAACTTGTTGTAAAAGGTATTTTACGTGCACAGAAACCGAAGACGTCTACTATTACAGGTAATGAGATTACTCTTACCGATAATGTTTTTAACCCAGAGCTTGTGCTTATTCTTCAGGGCGGCGAAATTAAATATGATACCGTTGATACAAGCAAAATTGTTGGATATACTCCGCCTGTAGCAGGTTCTGCAGATAAGGGCGAGGTATTTAAACTTAATGCTTATTCTGCTCAGTATGATGCATCTGGCCAGATTGTTCAATATGAGAAAATCACCTATCCAAATTGTCAGGGAACGCCTGTTGCATTTGGTTCTGAAGATGGTGTATTTAGAGCACCTGAGTATACGATTAATTCTGCTCCTAAAACAGGCGAAGCACCTTACGTTATTTCGTATGTTGCAGAGTTACCTACTCTTCAGAACGCATAAGTAAATATAAATATAAATAAAAGAAAGGAAATTGAGAATCATGGAAAACATGTATAGAAATGATAGATTCAACAATCAGTGTGGAGGATATGATGCATCTCAGCAAGTTAAGCCTGCAAATTGTGATGAGCCTATGAATATCACAACGCTTACAGACTTGCAGAGCTATGCAGCTGGTACAGTTGTTCGATTCCCAGATTTTGCTGAAGGCCAACCGTTTGTTGCTCGTGTTCGCAGACCGAGTATGTTGGTTTTAGCTAAGCAGGGAAAAATTCCAAATACGCTTTTGACTGCAGCTGGTGAGTTGTTTTCAAAAGGAGGAGGAAGCTTTGACTCTGATAATGAGAATATGCTTTCTGATATATATGGCATTTGTGAGGTAATTGCAAGAGCTTCTCTTATTCAGCCTACTTATGACGATATTCAGAATGCAGGTATGGAATTATCTGATGACCAAATTATGGCAATTTTTAATTACACTCAAAATGGAGTGAAAGCTTTGGAATCCTTTCGTAAAGAGTAAAAAGATTTTAAATGTGCTAGGGCTGGCAAATGTTTATCATTGCCGCCCTAGCTCTTTGTTGGATATAATTGACCCTTATACGTCTTTCTGCTTTGATGAAGCATGTGCTTATATTACAAAGAAAATGGAAGATGGTGAAGAGCCAATTTTTAAGTTGAAATTTAGGTCATTTAAAGACTTGTATAAACATTACACAAAATAAATGAGGGGGTGAGAGTTGTGGCAGTTGATGTTGGCTCTGCCGTTGGTTATCTTGACCTTGATATATCAAGATTTTTAGCTGGGCTCAAGTCAGCGCAAAGCGAAGCTGATACAGCAAGCAAAAATATAGCAACGAAGATTGGCAATAATTTCCAGAGTGTAGGTAAGGGACTTTCATCAGTTGGAACAACTCTTACCAAAAATGTTACAGCTCCTATTGCAGCCGTTGGTGTTGCTGGGCTTAAAGTTGCTACTGACTTTGAAAAGGGAATGTCAGAAGTCAAAGCAATTTCTGGTGCTACAGGAGACGATTTTACTGCTTTAAGAAATAAAGCAATTGAGCTTGGTGCTGATACAGCATTTAGTGCAAATGAAGTTGCCGATGCTATGTCAGAAATGGCAAAAGCAGGTTGGAATTCTAAACAAATCATAGATGGTATGGGTGGTGTTCTTGCCGCAGCTGCAGCATCTGGTGAAGAACTTTCTACTGTATCAACAATTGTTGCTGACACAATTACCGGTTTTGGCTTAGCTGCATCTGATTCAACAAAAGTTGCTGATTTGCTTACGCAAGCAGCTAACGCCGGTACAATTGGAATCGGTGACTTAGGTGAGTCATTTAAGTATGTTGCTCCTCTTGCAAATGCAATGGGAATAAGTGTAGAAGATGCAGTGACTGCTATTTCAGCCATGTCTACGTCAGGTATTAAGGGCTCACAAGCTGGTACAGCTTTAAGTGGTGTTTTGTCACGATTAAATGGTGATAATGAAAAAGTTAGAAGCACGATGAAAAAACTTGGCATTGAAATTACAAATGCCGATGGCTCATTTAAATCATTAGATGATATTGTAGCTGTTCTTCGTGATTCTTTCTCAGGTATGACAGACGACCAAAAAGCTTATTACGCAACAATATTAGCTGGGCAAGAAGGACAAAAAGGTTTGTTAGCGTTATTAAATTTGTCTGAAGACGAATATAATAAGATTGCAGAGAGCATGGATAATGCTGGTGGCGTTGCAGAGAAAACTGCAGCTACTATGCAAGATAATTTACAATCTAAAGTTGAGCAATTAGGTGGTTCACTTGAAAGCTTGGCTATAAAACTTTCTGACTATGTAATTCCAAACTTACAGAAGTTTGTTGAATGGTTAACTGACTTAGTTGATAAGTTTACAAATTTAGACCCCGGAACTCAAAAGGCAATTCTTATGTTTGCCGCTATTGCAGCAGCAATTGGTCCTGTACTTATTATTTTTGGAAAATTAACGTCAAGTGTTGGAAGTATAATTACTACATTTGGTAAGATTCCGGCAGCAATTACGAAAATAAAAGGAGCATTTACTACAGTTAGCACAGCTATTGGAGGAATCTCTGCTCCAGTCGTAGCGGTTGTTGCTATTATTGGTATCTTGATTGCTGCATTTGTGCATTTGTGGAAAACGAACGAAGATTTCAGAAATAAGATGACCATAATTTGGAACAGCATAAAAATAAACTTTGAATTATTTGCTCAAGGCATAGTCGATAGATTAAATGCTCTTGGTTTTGATTTTGAGAATTTTGGTGAAGTTATAAAAGCAATTTGGGACGGTTTTTGCAGTTTGCTTGCTCCAATACTTGAAGGAGCTTTCAATCAGATAAAAGTGACTCTCAAAACAGTGTTTGATGTATTAACCGGAATCTTCGACGTATTTATTGGTATTTTTACTGGTAATTGGGACCAAGCTTGGAAAGGCGTTAAAGAGATATTTAGCGCTGTTTGGAATTACATTAAGAATACATTTAGCAATGTGATTACTACGATTCTCTCTATATTTGGTACAACTAAAAAAGAGATTAGTACCAAGTGGACTGAATTGTGGCAAAATGTAAAAGATTGGTTTGAAGAAAAGTGGAATGAAATGTTGACTTTCTTTAGTGAATTGCCATATAAGATAGGATATTGGCTTGGCCAAGTAATTGGTAAGGCTATAATTTGGGCTAAAGAATTTCCAGAAAAAGCAAAGACAGCGGTAACGAATTTTGTAGAAAATATTAAAAAGTGGTTGTCAGAATTACCAGGAAAGGTTAAGGGTTGGCTTGATAAAGTATTAATCAAGATGGCTTATTTCATCGTTAATTTTCCCTTGAGAGCCAAAATGGCAGCTCAAGAGTTTAAAGAAAAATTAACTAACGGTTTAAAAGAGATACCAGAAAAAATGAAATCAATAGGCAAGAATATTGTAGAAGGAATTTGGAATGGTATCAAGAACGCAAAGCAGTGGTTAATTGATAAGTTTAAGAGTTTTGCAAGTGGTATTACTGATGGTTTAAAGGACGCTTTAGGAATTCATTCTCCTTCTACGGTAATGGAGAAAGAGGTTGGTAAATTTATGCCGCCAGGTATTGCGAATGGTTTTATTAAATCAATGCCTGCAGCAATATCTAAAATGCAAAGCGCGCTTAATAAGAATCTCAATAAATTAGGAACAAAAAATATAGAGACTGATGCAACTACTGATTTAATGGTTGACTCTTTAAAAAGTAAATATGAAGAGTTAGCATTGTGGTTTGAATCGGTAGAGCAGAGAGTAAATAAGTCAATACAAGGTATGATTTATTCATTGTTTTCAGTTTCAAATGGTTCTTTATTGGATACGAATTTAGGTTATATAGGATATAATGGATTTAAGAGAGAGCCAAGCAGCGTTGGAGGTTTTGAGAATAAATCTGAACCTACTCAAAGCAATGGCAATACTTTTATCTTCAATAGTCCTGAGCCTATTAATGCAATTGAAGCTGCAAGACTTGTAAGAAAAACTGAAAAAGATATAATTGAAGGATTCTAAAGAAGGAGTGGTTGATATGGTAGAAGATATTATTGTTGAAAATTTGGATAAGAATGAAAAGTTATCTCTTAGTATGTTGACTACTCCCTTCTACATTTTGGAATCGGTAGATTGGGGAACAATTCAAGCAACTCATTATTCTTATAAGTTTATTAATCAGATAGGTGTTTATGTTTCAGGAACTTATTTAGGCACACGAGATATAAGAATAATTGGATGGATTATTGCTTCAAGCGAAGGGGAAATGGACTCAAGAAAAGAGTATCTCAATAAGTTAATGAATCCTCAGAATTCTTTTAGGTGTTACTATAAAGACTATGAGTTAGATTTTATGCTGAGTGAAACAATAGGTTATTCATCTACTTCAAGAGAGAATAATGAAGTGATGTGCAAATTTCAAATTTCAGGAGTTTGTTCGAATCCATTGTTTAGAAGCATTGAGGAAAAGAAGGAAGAAATCGCTTTATATCGTCCAAAATTTCATTTTCCTCTAAATATTTCAGAGATACCAAATCCGCCAGGGGGAATAATCTTTGGTGAAAGGTCAAGAGAATCGTTGATAACGGTAAATAATGATGGTTCAGTTTCTACAGGCTTTAGATTGGTATTTAAAGCAAATGGAACGCTTTCAAATCCTTATATTGCTAATGCTAAAACGAGAGAATTTATGAAGATTAATACCATCATGGAGGCAGGTCAAGAGATTGTTATAAATACAATGATGGGAGAAAAGAAGATAATCTCAACTAAAAAAGATGCAACTCCGGAAAATTATTTTAAATATAAGGATATAGGAAGTTCTTGGTTGCAACTTGAAGTAGGTCAAAACATTTTTAGTTATGGTGCTTCAAGCAATGTTGATAATTTAGATATTTATATCTACCATCAAGATAAATGGTTGGAGGTTCAAGAATGCAAATAGAAAATTTGAGAATTGCAGTATATGAAATGACGAATGAAAAGTTTGAAAATATAGGAGAAATAAATCAACTTGAATCTCTAATGTGGCCTAAGAATTATTCAGGTTATTCGCAAATTAAATTGACTGCTCCAATTACTGATGAGAATAAAGAATTTTTTAAAAAAGGAAGAGTATTGTGGAGAGTAGGAGATAATACCGCAGCAATAATTGAGATTATTAATTCTTCTGTAAAAGATGATGGTTCAAAGGTTTTCGAGATAAAAGGAAGAACTTTGGAATGTCTTTTAGAAAAAAGAATCGTTTGGAATGTATATCAAGCAAACAATTTGGAAGTTTCAAAGATTATTGAAAACCTGGTTAATCAAAATTGTGTAAGTCCTTTCGAAGAAAAAAGAAAGATTCCAAGAATGACGATAAGTCCGTATATTTCAAGTGGAGAGAGTAAGAAAGACTCATATCAAAAAACTGGAGGAACTGTTTATGAAGCGATTAGTGACTTGGTTCAAGAGGCAGGTATGGGTTTTGAGATACAGTTTGTTCCAGATTTAGAGAGCTTAATTTTTAGAGTTTACAAAGGCAAAAATAGAACTATCAATCAGAATGACGTCGATGCTATTGTGTTTTCAGATGATACTGATGATATTTTAACAAGTTCTTATGAGATGAATTCTACTGGCTATAAGAATGTAGCTAAAGTAGCAGGTGAGGGAGAAGGAAGCTTAAGAACTTATGTTAATGTTGAAGATTCAATAACAGATGAAAAAGGCGAAAAAGTAAAGCCTACCGGTTTACTGAGAGATGAAATGTTTATTGATGCAAGAGATTTGCAAAGTACATATACTGATGATGATGGTAATGAAAAAACTCTATCGACTTTGGAATATTTAGGCACTCTGATTCATAGAGGAGAAGAAAAGCTATCAGAAAATGCTGTTATAGAAAATTTTGAATGTGACTTGAGAATGTATGGAGCACAGTTTGAATTTGATAAAGATTACTTTCTTGGAGATATAGTGACTTTTGTTGATACAGCTTTGGGAATAACTATTGATGCAAGAATTACGGCGGTTGAAGATGATTATTCAGATGAACACAAGAAGATATTTACTTTCGGATATGGTTATCCAAGTTTAATTCAAAAGATAAAAAGAGTAATTTCTTAATAAAGGAGGGTTAAGAATGTCACAGCAAAGTGGTTTTTTTAACGCAAAAGTTTTAGAAGATGGGTCTTATGACAGAGTATATCTTGCTGAAAATTTTGCGAATTATTTTGCGTCTTTTGTTGGCAATGGAGTTTTTGCTAAAAAATTGAATGGTTTACAAGTTTTAGCAGATTCAGGAATGACTTTAAAAGTAAGGTCAGGTCAAGCCTGGATTAATGGCTATTGGTATGAAAATGATAGTGACTTGTCTCTTAGTTTATCTACAGCGCCTGCGACTGGTTACAGAATAGATTCAGTTGTATTGCGCTATTGGGGTACAAGTAGAGCGATTACTTGTTTTGTAAAGCCAGGAGGTTTAAATATTAATGACCCAGCTCCTATTAGAGATGGTGATATTTATGAGTTAGTTTTGGCTTATGTAAAAGTAAGTGCGGGAAGTATATCAATTTCTCAATCAAATATTGTAGACAAAAGAGGAGATAATTCAGTTTGTGGATTTGTAACAGGAGTAATTGACCAAATAGATACAACTGAATTTTATACTCAACTGAATAATTGGTTAGAAGATTATATCTCAATGGTTGGTGAAGATTATGAGACTTTTACGACTTATTTGAATTCTAAAAAAAGTTCAGCAGATTCAAATCTTACAGTATTTCAAGGTGATTTAGACACACTAAAAAATACTGCTACTACAGAAGTAAACGGGTTAATTGAAGAGATTAGAGGATTATTAGATGGAGACGTTGCTACGAATCTTCAAAATCAAATTGACAAGAAGATGAATATTCCTACGAGTGAGGTCACAGTGAATCAAGAAGACTTCATTCCGTCTATCGGTCATAAATCAGATGGCTCAATTGATACTTCTTCTGTTAAATTCATAAGTTCCTTGAATTTTGAAGCCGGAAAGATTTTAGCTAAAGGAAAGAACGGAAAGGGCCTAAGCTCTATTTCTTCAATAGATGTGAGATCTATTTTTGATGATACAAATCCATTTGAATATGATAGGTCAAATGGAACGCTAAATAGAAATTCTCAATATTTGGTTCCAGGAACTCAATACGGTGGACCTGATTGTATGGTTGATGCAGCTACTTGGAGTAAGATAAAAGAAGCACAAGAAAATCAATTAGAATATATGTATGCAATGAGTTTGATGTCTTTAGAAGGAATTCCTTTTGAAGGATTAAATCCACCGGGTCAAGGAAAAACTTTCTCTTTTCCTTTTATTGATGATACTGAGAGATTATTTCTTGATTATGATTTTGAAATTTTACTTTTTAGAAATCTTCCAAGAGTTTCTGAGTTATTCAAAGGAACAGCTTCTGCAAGTTTGTATGACGTCGGAGTGATTTCTTTAAGAAGCAGAACAGGTAGCGTAGAAAAAGTACCAAGTCTATTCGGTAATCTTCATCTTACTTTTGAGATTAAAAGAGATTTAAAATATCAACAGGCCGTCATATATGTCGACAATATTCCAGAAAATCCGATAGATGAATCCGAATATAAAGTTTTGATAAGAAGATTCTCTTTGAGTTCTCCTTATTCTTCTGGTTCTCAAAGTGCAAGTTGGATTAGAGGTTTAGATTAAGGAGATAAATTGATGTTTGGAATAAAAGAATTCGGAAGTTTTATTTCTGTTGCGCTTTCAATCTTTGGAGGAGTTTCAGTAATAGCCGGAGGCGTTTCAGCAATAATTAAATTATTTAGTCCAATTCGAAAGCTAAAAGAAAGAGTCGATAAAAGCGAAGAATTTTTAGAAAGAGACTGGAATAGATTTAAAGAAGTTGAAAGACAGAATCGACAGAATGAATGTGCAAATAAAGAGATTTGTAAAGCATTACTTGTTTTGTTAAATCACGAAATTACAGGCAATGGGATTGAAAAGCTTAAAGAGCAAAGAGACGAACTGGAGAAATTTTTGATTGAAAAATGATAAGCTATGCTATAGCAGCAATCATTGGTATGTAATTGAATTTTTGATTGATAAGCGTAGGGGTGGTCAGAAGCTGATTCTGGCTGCCCTGAAACTTTATTAAAAACTTTTCAAAAAAGTATGTACAAATTCAAGACAATGTGGTATAATATAATCAAGGTTAAAGATAAGGCCTGCAAAATGATAAGTGTTTAGGAGGAACAAATAAATTATGTATGAGTTTTTAAATTTGCATCCACAAGGAAAAATAGTTAATGATTGTGTTAAGCGAGCAATTGCTAAAGCAACAGGTATGGATTATCATGATGTTTCGCTTGGGCTTAATCGACACAAGAAAATCACAGGAGCAAAGACATTTAATTCTGATTATAACTGGTTGAGTTATATCGAGAATGTATGTGGTGGAACAAAGATGAGTTTTCCAGCGATTAAAGGTCAGAAACGAATGAATGGTGAAAGATTTTGTCAAGCATATCCAAAAGGAAGTTATGTTCTTCAAATGGCAGGTCATTTAACTGCATGTGTTGATGGTATAATTTATGATACATGGGATTGCTCAGAAAAGTGTGTATATCGAGCATGGAAAATTTAATAAATAAAGGGTGTACAAGCTACACCCTACATGGTATAATAAAATCGTAAATTAAAATTATAAGCTGCCCTGATGAGTCTTTGAAAATTAAGACGAAACCGGTATAATCCGGTTGGTGGCGTAAGCTACTAAATTATTACATTAAAGGAGGACATAGGTATGTCTAAAGAAAATCTGCAGAATAAAACTTGCAAAGAGCTCAGAGAGCTTGCAAAGAGTATGAGCATCTCTGGTAGATGGGACATGACTAAAGGACAGCTGATTGATGCAATCTTAGGAGCGGAAGCTGTAAAGACGACTAATGAATCTAAAAGTGCTAAAGACGAATGTAAGATTGACAATCACAAAGAAATTGTAGAGGCGGAAGATAAAGTTGAGAAAGAATCCGCCGGCATTGATATGAAGCAAAAAATGCCTTATATCGAAAACATTGAAGTCGGAACTCTTGTTGCATTCCGTCTTTCAAATGGTAAAGTAAAATCCGCAAAGGTAACGCGTAAGTCTACAAAGAATCGTAAGCTTAAGCTTGAAACAGATTATGGTGCTGAGTATATTGTATCATATAATGATATTATATGGGTACGTACTGGTAAGCGTTGGCCTCGTGGAGTTTATAAACTTTTGAAAGGATGGGTTGATGAGATTGGCAAAGAGGAACAGAGAAGCTAAACTTAGTTCAATTGAGTGTAGACAATCTGTTCGTAAGTTCTTTGAAAAACAATCAAAATTTAAGCAAGTGCAATCACAGTTCAATGAATTGAAAGCGCAATTCAGCAGTGATATGGAGGACTATTTTGAGTGTGAAAACATT